AAAGCCGTAAACCAGGAGCAGGAAGACTCTCGGGCGCGGAAAGAGGATCGCCCCCCAGAAAAAATTACTCGGATTGAGTACGAAGCGGGAGACTCCTACGCGCCTCGGCGATGGCCCCTGACAGAGTTGGCTAAACAGAAAAACGAGATGTCTGCGAGGGCGTGGAACGCCCTGTACCAGCAAAGCCCCTCAGTAGAGGAAGGCACTATCTTGAAACGTAAAGATTGGCGAAAGTGGCCGGAGTCGTCCCCTCCTGAGTGCGTTAAGGTCATCGCTTGCTATGATACGGCGTTTGAGGAGACGGAGACGGGGGATTTTTCGGCACGAACGACTTGGGGGATTTTCAAACCGGCTGGCGTGCCCCAATACAGCCTGATACTGATTGAGGCGTACAAGGACCGGCTGTCTCTGCCTGACCTGAAGGAAGAGGTGCGAAGCCACGCCCGTCATTACCAGCCAGACATAATCCTGATTGAGAAACGAGCGTCTGGAGCGTCACTGATCCAAGAGCTACGCCGAACCGGTTTGCCGGTAAAACCTTGGCTGCCTCCGGCAAAACTGCTCCAGGGTCGAGGTTCCAAGGGTAAGATACCGAGGGCGCATTTGGCCTCGATACCGTTGGAGCAAGGGTTGGTGTGGTACATGCCTCGTAAATGGGCTGATGAGGTAATCGATGAGTGTACGGCGTTTCCGTTTGGGAAGACCGACGACTACGCCGATACCGTGACGATGGCATTAATTTACGCTAGAATGCGATACTACCTACAAACGTGGTCAGACGGCGAGGACCGAGCAGAGCCGGACGACGAGGACGGACCGTCTCGTTCGAGGGCGACAACCCGGAGGGAGATGGCTCGCCAGAGTCGCTGAAGACCTTTAGTGCTTTTATCCCTAAGAGGTGATAAACTTATGTATACCGTATTAACAAACACCAACCGCCCCGCGAGGCTGACGCTATGATGGATAGAGATGGATTGCTGGCGGAAGACCCAGAAGACTTAGACAGCGTTGAAGCGACTGCCGACGGCGCTCTCTTTCTCTACCAGGGGCACGAAGAGGAAGCACTGGAGGAGGCCATCGCTGAAGAACAGCTTGAAGCCGAAGCCCCCGTGGAGTTCTACGAGAACCTTGCAGAGACGATGCTTGAAGAGGAGCTAACCTCCCTTGCCTCTGACTTACTGGAATCCATTGAATATGACATAGAGTCCCGTAAACAGTGGAGCGGGGTTATCGCAGACGGTATCGCTAATTTGGGGTTAACCCCCGATGCTCCGGTTGAAGATTTTGAGAACGCCTGCACCGCGACGTACCCACTGGTATCGCAAGCAATGGTGCAGTTTAACGCTCGAACCATGGACGAGATATACCCTCCGAAGGGGCCAGTGAAGGCGCTGGTAGTGGGAGCCAAGACCGAGGAAAAACGCAAACAGGCTACCCGTGTAGCGGACTACATGAACTACCAAGTCACTGAAGAAAACAGGGATTGGTACTCCGAAGATGACCAGATGACCTGGTGGCTTGGGTTTGAGGGTTCTGCTTTCAAGTGCGTGCATCGAGACGAGGTTAAGGGGGTTAATACCTCGCGGTTTGTGAGAGCGGTGGATTTCATAGTTCCTTACAAAGCTACAGACTTGGCCACGACACCCCGATTTGCTGAACGCCTGAAACACCAGGATGCCTTGACCATGAGGCAGCAGATGGAAGCGGGTGTTTACCGGCAGGTGGAATTGGGGCAACCGGCGAACGCAGAGTCGAGCGAAGTGGATGACGAGATTTCCGGAATGGAAGGTGCGGAGGAGTCGGTACCTGAGGAGGACTTGGAGTTCACCGTCTATAAAGCGCACGCGTACCTAAAGCTGGAAGGCGACGAACAGGATTTACCCTACCTCGTGTACCTCGAAGGAGAGACAGAGCAGGTGTTGGGGATTTACCGAGATTGGTCTGAGGGGGATGAGACCTACCAACGAGAAGAGTCCTACGTCCACTTTAAACTGGTTCCGGGGTTTGGGTTTTACGGATTGGGGTATCTCCACATGCTGGGCAATATCGGCGTAGCAGCAACCGAGTCTATGCGATACCTAATTAACGCGGGGTATTTCGCCTCAGCACAAGGGGGCTTTGCGTCCAGAGATGCGTTCCCTGACGGCGTGTCGGTTTCCATTAAACCGGGGGTCTACGAAGCAACAGATGCCACCGCCGAAGAATTGTCTAAGGCGTTTTTCACGCCAAATTTTAAAGACCCTTCCGTTGCCTTGTTCCAGACATTGGAGCTTTTAGTCCAGTCAGGGAAGGAGTTCGCTTCTATCACTGAAGCGATGACAGGGCAGGCCGCTCCTACGGGTCCGGTCGGCACCATGGTGGCTTTAATCGAACAGGGGTCGAAGGTTTACTCTGGCATACATAAGCGGGTCCACCAGGCCAAGCGCCGAGAATATAGTATTTTGTTTCGACTAAACGGAGAGCACATCCCTGAGGATGGGTACCCGTATAGGGAAGACGACGAAGACGCGCAGGTGTATGCGGCGGATTTCAACGGGAAGGTGGGGATTTTCCCCGTATCAGATCCAAACATAATCTCAGCCCAGCAACGGGTAGCTCAAGCTAATGCGGCCTTGGAATTAGAGAAACAGGCCCCACATTTATACGATACAAAAGAAGTGCATCGGCGGGTGCTGGAAGCCCTACGAATGCCTGAGATTGAAGGTATTTTGATAGACACGGATTCAGCAGAGCCGAGGGACCAAGTAACTGAAAATGTGATGATGATGATGGGTAAGCCTACCAAGGTTTATGAGTGGCAGGACCACGCGAGCCACATCGCCGTTTTGGATGCTTTTCTGATGAGTCCGCAGGTACAACAAGTGCCGTTAGAAACCCAACAGGTGTTGAAAGTCATATTTGATGCCCATAAGCTGGAGCACTTGGCCTTGATGTACAGGCAACAGGTGTCCGAGGCGATAGGAGGTTTGCCTCCGGTAGACATTTACGCGGATGAGTCAGAGAGTGGAAGTGCTCCTCTGGATCCGATGATGGAGCGCCAGATAACGGCGATGGCCGCACAGGTGGTGTCGCAGCAAGGCGCACAAAGGGCTATGGAGCCACCTAAGACCCCTGAGCAGGTCGAAGCTGAAACGGAGCAACTGGAGATGCGAGCCGAGCAGGAGCGGAAGGACGCAGAAGCTATGACCGCTGATGGGAGAGAGCAAGCTAAGTTCGAGTCGAGCGAGAAACGTAAAGAACTGGAGCACCAGAATAAGTTGAGACGTGATGGGGAGATGCACGACCACGAACTATCAAAGAAAGCCGAGGAAAACGCGGTGGACATCGCTCACAAAAAAGACCAAGAAGCTTTGGACCTGAAACAGCGGATTAGGGAGTCCGTACAGGCTAAGCTAAAGCCCACTAGAAAGGAGACAAATGGATAAGATAGCCCCGACACTGAAAGATAAAGACCGGAAGTTGCAGGATGTTGTTGTAATGATTGATGACGTAATGCACCCCGATGCGTATCACCTTGAAGATAAATACGACGAGGGAACGCCCCCTAAGCCGGATACCATCCCGTGGCTTCACGACTTGTGCTTGGATAAACGCCTCAAGTTGTGGGTGTTCAGCACTACGCTGAAAGAAGAGGGAGGGCTGATGGTTCGCGCGGATATAATCCGAAAATGGTTAATAGGCCACGGTTTTCCGGCGAAAGACATAACGCAAGTGGGCTTCACCCAAGAACTGACAGGTAACGCCCTTTACTTGGGGAAAAACATGTACTGGGTGTGTAACCGAAATCACTTAGCCAGTCCAGGGGCTTTAGTGCACCTGACGAGGAGTAACCACCGTGCGAGCTAATTTGCCTCGCGGGGAAACGTCTGAGTCGGGCAAGGGTAAAAAAGCCCCTTATCGAGGAGAGTCCTCGAAGGCAGAGGCGAAGCGCCGAACTCAGTTTCGACAAAAACAGAGAGCACGTAAACGGGGGGCCGATGGCCATTAACAACGTAGAAGTCCGACGGGCGAGAGCTTTCCTTCGGAGAAGAGGAGTCCCCTCGCGGGTCATGCCTCCTCGGAAATTTGCGGAAGCTGCGGAGCAGACAGGTAAAACGTTCAGCCAGTTACTCCGTATGACTGCCCGACTGATGATGGGTGGGCAAGGACAAGGGCAAGCGAAAGAAGCGAGGCAGATTGCCACGCAGAGACAGTTATCATGATTGAGGTATTAGACACNCTAAGGCACCAACTTGAGAAGGTCTTGAGGGCTAACGAGCGTAAGATGGTCTCCGAAACAGATTTATCGGGGGTGGGTCCAATCGCCAAAAAACAAGGACGCGTCCTTGGTGTGGAGGATGCTATCCGAGAGCTGGATAAACTGAGAGACCGAATGCGCGATGGCGAAGAAATAGACGACGATTTAACTTAAATAAAGAGGAGAAGCAATGACTGACATACAGTGGGAAGCGCATACAGCGACAACTGATTTTTCGGAAACTAACCCCGTGCAAGACATGCTGGCCGAACGAGGGCCGGACATGATCAAGGCGACAGAAGCCGCCGAAAAGCAGATAGGGGGTGCGGAATGCCCTGTGAAGGTGCAGACGTGGAACCTGTTGCTGATGCCTCTACAGGCACCAAAAGAAACGCGAAGCGGGATAATCTTGTCGGACACCACAGTAAATGCGATGGAGCATAACAATTACGTGGCTAAGATAATCAAGATGGGGCCGATGGCTTTTACCGTAGACCGGATACGGTGTGAGGATCGCGAAGTGGATGCAGACAACATCCCCAAAGTAGGGGATTGGGTTGTGGTCAGCCGATTATCGGGGCAACGGATCAACTACAAAGGGGTGCGAATGAACGTATGCACCGATGACTCTGTTATTTTGGTGGTGGAAAACCCAACCGCCTGCTACGTGATGGTTTAAGGAGAGGATGAGATGAGTATTGACACACCAGAAAGAGACGAGGGTTTTGGGAATTTGGAAGACTTAGGTGATGGCGACCTGGAATCACAAGAAGAATTTGAGGACTTACACCCCGCCGAAGAAATGGCAGACGAAGTAGGACTCCCTGTGGACGGGGGCAGCGATGACTTGGGCGCGGAGGAGTTTGAACTGGGGGAGGAGGAACCTGACCCAGAGGAAGGGGAGGAGGAACCTGACCCAGAGGAAGGGGAGGAGGAACC